CTTTTAGATGAGGCCATAGAATATCTAGTCGAGAAGTATAAAAAACAATAACTACTTCTTATCGCAAATTATGAACTTGTGGAAAGGAAAAGCTCTGACCACATCCTGAATTTTCTTTTGCATCCTCCCGTTAGCCATCCACCTTGCGGCTGTCCGTATTGCGTGTGATGGGGGAGAGGGGGCATATTTTCCACCTTTTTGCTCAAGGTCATGCCCGCCTTTACCAGTTCCGTCAACATCATTGCCGAATATGTCAACTTGCCCATCCTGTTTTGGCCTGCTGCGTATTTTATTGTCATGACGGGCAGGATTCCACATTTTGCTGTTTTTGTAATCAACCAATGCAGGATTGCTCTCGTCAAGAAGTGAACCTTTGCCCCACTCGTCTAGCACAGCCCATGCGCCACCGCTTATTGAAGCGATAATAACATTAGCAATATCGACAATCGCATCATCGTGCAAGCTTTCTGCGCCTTCAGGTGTCAACATGCCACGTTTTGCTTCAGCAAGAAGTTCCTGCTGAAGTTGTTTCATGGCTTCAACCAGATTGAGATAAAGAAAATTTGCACAACTTGTACCGTCGAAACGAATGCCCATACGCATCTATCCTTTCTTGCTATCTCTATTTTCTAACAAAATATTAATGATAGAGGTAACGGCAGAACTAATGGAACAACATATCAACAAAAAGAGAAGGTCATATTTATATCCCATAAACTACACTTCCATCTGCATCAGCCCCATTAGTTGAGCATTGCCATACCGCATGAACTTCTCACGCTTCTTATCCCAGTTTCGTTTGTATTCCTGAGTATCAAAAGGCGAGGCAGATGTACGGCTTTTTAATGCCATACAGAGAACGCCGGCAAGATAATTCAGTGCGGCATCGTTAAGCTGTTTGTACTTCTTTTCCGTATTTACAAACTTGCCGAATTTCTGCATTTCTTCAACAACTGGAGCAATGAGCATTTTCATAGCACCAATGTTTAAATCTGCATCAATGATTCTGTCGGGTAAAAGAACTTTGTCTACGGTAAGCATTTTTCGGACTTTGTCTCTGTAGCCCAATCCCAGATATTCTTCATAGTCCTTTGAACTGCTTTGAACTTCTGAGGCATCCGAAAGTATAGCTTTAAATTCTTCCGGAATATCATTTGTAGTTTCTTTTGATTCATTTTGCATAAAATTCGCCTCCATTATTTTTTTAATCCGGTCTCAAATCTGAGCTAAGCTGAATTCTTGATATCCCGCGTAGTCCAGTATTGTCCACCGATTCAACTTGATAATTACTGCCGTCATAAAACATTCTGTCAAGAGCAACGGAACTGATTGACTTCGGAACCTGGAATAAATATTTCGTCGCATCTAGTAATCCGGGGTCCTCTTGCCGTAAATTTGCCGTGACAATCTGACCGAAAGACGGAACACTCGATACTTGAACCTGCCATTCTTGCACGACATTGTTGTTCTCGTCCGTGGTCTCAATGAAACGTTTATGCATCAGGTCGGCATTTGTCTTCACGCAAAAGAAGATATCCTCACCTGATTCCGGGTCTCTATCAACTGACTGGACAAGGTACTCGTTTGCGCTTACAGAGAATATCTCACCACTGGCAAGTCCGGCATCAGCAAGGATTAATCCTTCCCACGCAGCATCCCGGATACCGATATTGCTGGTTGATTTGGATGAACGCTTCATCGAGACTTTTGAAGTTACAATCGGGGTTCGTGCAATAGAACAGGTATTTCCATAAGCCTTGAGAAACTTTTCGGCATACGACATAATTACCACCAACTTTATTCAGCAGGAGAAATGTCTACATAATACTCCTTGCCAAGTTCTATTTGTTTTGCTGCTTCAGGATTAACTATTTGCATTTTTATTATCCCACATGGGGTATATAGTCCAAAAGGCTCTCCTTTTACCGCTGATAAGTCAACGGATATAGCTTCTGGATTACAAGCTACCTTTGTAATTGAATCAACTTTGAATTTGCATCTTACCATTAAAATCATCCTCCTATTTTATTTTTGTCGGCAGGGTAGAGGCGATAGAAATTTCTACTACCACTGCCTTATGCAGCGATGGGACGGATTTGAAATACTGAAATGAGAGAAGGACGGAACAACAACAGTACTTATACTGCAGATATATCCATCCCGCTCATTCTCAAAATCAGCCTTCTTTTGCGTCCAATCAACACTAAGTTCATGGGTTTCGCTTGGTCCTTGTTGACGTACCGGCAACCGGGCAGGCATTCCTGGGCAAAGTAAAGCGCTACACTCACAAATCACGGCAGCCTCAAGGTAGACTAAATCGTCACCTGTAAGGCTGGCGTAATCGGGCACTTGCTTTATTATATTTGCCTCTGCAATGGTCACATTTTCCGGATTTTCAATGACAGTAAATGGCAAGTAAGCAACATCGACTCCCAGTTTGTCCAAGATACGTTGTTGCCAACCTGCCACTATAAGAATTCTGTTTGCCATAGGGGAACGCCCCCTTCTTTAATTAATCTCTAGTATCGCTGATGCTTCGGTCATAATTTTATTGAATCCTGTATTTTCAGAGATTGTCAGAACTTCCGTCTGATTCAATATGAATCTTCCGGCCTCTTGCACTTCCGATCCGATTTCCGTGACCTTCTCAATTGCATACCTTGAGTCAAGCCCATATATGGCAGCATGACCATTGATGGTTTCGACCTGTGGTTCATAAAGCAGGACAAATTCAGAGAATATACCCTGCGGCATCTGAACCTTGGCCGGTAATGCCGCTCCGCCTATAAGCAATGCAACAAGATGCGATGCTGTGGCAGCAGGGAAAAGTATATTCAGCACCTGCAACAGTCCGGCTGTATTCGCAACTATCGTATTGCACTTATACGGGAAGAACTGCAGCAAGAATGTAACAAATGCATCCTGCGAGAGTACATGAGTTGTTGCGGAAGCATCAAGAGTCATGTTAAGGTAAACAGTTGCGGGATTGGTATTGCCGTCGCCGTCCAAGATTACATCTAATATATCAAGGACTTCGTCGTGCCCAGCCTGTTGACCGATCCTCCTGATATGAAGTGCAAGCAAATCAATTTTCATTCTGCGGATAACTTCATAGGATGACTCGATCGCGTTACCGAACTTATATATTTTGGTCGTGTTTTCAGCAGTAACCAATCTGGATTTCGGAAGGTCAGTAGCTTCAACAACCCTTTTTCTCTGAGCGGCTTTCTTGTTGGCTGCGGTATTCTTACAGTAAATCGTCCTATAGGCATTTCCTTCTATAGGAGTAGTCATGCCGATAAGATACTGGACAATGCTATCCGCAATCAAACTTTCCCTTAAAGTTGCACCTACGAATTCAGGGAAAAGAACCCTACTTTCATCGGTCCTGTAAAACGCATCAACCTTTGAAGCATTGATTCCCTTCTCTGGAATAGTTTTTGTTACTATCCCTTGTTCCTTAAATTGTCTTTCTAGGGCTGATAATTTCGAACCTTCACTGTTCGGATCAAGTTTCTCAAGCAACTGGGAAAGGGTTACGCCTTCCTTTTTTGCTTGATCGTACATCTCTCTTGCTAATACAATTTTATTCATTAATTTACACATCCTTTCGATTTAAAATGAGCATAAAAATAGACCACTTAAGGAATGGTCAGCCTTTGATTTTTGATTCGTCCCTTTTTCTCCCTTACTGACTTCCGGAGGGACCACCCGTCTATGAACTTTAGGCTTTCGCCAAGGTTAGGGAGCCGCCTGTTTTGGTTAACCGATGAACACTACGACGGTATTTACATCAGCGGTATTGTCAACCGATGTTGCCGCCGGAGAACGCATTCCCGCAGGTGCACTTGCTACTTTACTTACGGAACCATCTCCATAAACACAAACAACATCGCCTGCCGTTGGCAGATAGCCAGATATACCAGGGGCAGTCCTATAACCGGCATCCTGAACAGACATGTAACCATCACCTTCATATTTGTCTATAATCCCTGATAACGGGTCACCTGCACTTCCGTAACCCATAACAACTTCATTATTGCTGTTCTGACCTTCAATTGCCACTGCCTTGCCTTCAACATAAGCGGCACCACTTACGAGAGCAACACAACTTATGCTACCACCAGCAACAACAGTTGAATAATGAGCGCCGACACCTTCTAAATCGCTATATCTCCTTGACATGTGTTTTCACATCCTTTCACAAATTTGAGCATAAAAATAACCGCTATTCTGCGGTCTGTGATTATTGATTATTATTTTACTTTGTATGCCTCATCGGGTAATTCACCTATGGAAGCGTTTCCCTGACCTGCTGCAGGGTCTGTGCTTCTGCCTGCCTGGATGGTTGCTTTTGCCTGAGCTTCCCAGGTCTTTGTTATATCCTGTATCTGTTGGGTTCCCATGGTTGCAAAGGTATTCTTCCAAGTATCTGCCGGGAAGTCATTGCCCATTGCGCGGACACCCATTGTAATGGCATCATCAACTACCTTTTGGTGATAATCCTGACCTTCTTTTGCAAATTTCAGGACTGCATCAGCGGATGTTTCCTTGCCAAGTTTTGCAATTACCTGTTCATTTGTCGTAAAGGTTTCAACCGGTTTCAAAGGTTCAGCTGAATCCTTTATC